TGGAATTAAGGTTGTAGCTTACTATGGTTTGGACGGTACTAACCGCATCCATCTTGGTAGAACTTCAAACTTTGTAATCGGAACTGACTTGGAGTCTGACGAAGATATGTTCAACATCCGTGAGAACCCAATCAGCTTGACAATGATGTTAGACATTCACTTCAAATTGGGTACTCAGGTTAAATTCCCGAACGAAATCGTAACATTTAAATTAGTATAATCATGGCTTGTTTACTATCAACTGGATTCACATTGGACTGCCGAGATAGTATTGGCGGAGTCGATGAAGTTTACATAGGCGAGTTAGAGTATTTAAACACGGCTACTTTTGCAAGTTCAGCCGGTGCGGTAACTGTAATGGCAATGACGGGTGGAAAGAAGTTCTACAAGTATGAACTTAGACGTAACACGGCAGAAGCTAAAGCGGACAACGCAGGTGAGGTTACAAGCGGAAGCGGTTACATTATGCAAAGTGTTGAATTTTCTTTAGATAAATTCGATGTTGCCAAACGTAACGAGATTCGTGTTCTTGCTCAAAAGCCTTTGATGTTTATCGTTAAAGACAAGAACGGTTTGTTCTCCTTGTACGGTTCTGAGAATGGTCTTGACCTATCTACGGGAACTGCAGGAACAGGCAAAGCGGCATCTGACCTTAACGGTTTTGTGTTAACATTCACAGGCGAAGAAAAGACTTATCCTTTGGGCGTGTCTCAAGCGATTGTCACTTCTTTGATTTAATAAATTATAATTAAAAAAAGGGAGGCTTAACGGCTTCCCTTTTTTTTTGTATTTATTTAAGTTTTAAATATTATATAAGTAATGATAAGAGTTAATTTAGGAAGTAATGTAGTGGTATTGACGTTATCTGAAAAGGTAACCATTAGCAATCCTAACTATTTATTTGAGTTTATTAATAACCAGACTCAGCAAAAGTACTATTGCATCTCAGCTGATACAAGCCTCTACACGGATAGATATAATAAGTTTAACATAATCGTTAAAACTACAACTCCGAGTCCTTTAATTGGCGAGATTCAGATACCTTTAGGCGATGAATACACCTACAATGTTTACGAGCAGGTCAGTTCAACAAATTTAGTGCCTACGGGTTTAAATGTGGTTGAGAATGGACTGATGACTTATGATAAGACAATGACTTCACGGATTCAAAATGAATCAACCTTAACCCGCAAAGCATATGAGCCTAACTAATAACTATTCATTCTCTAAGTTTCCACTTTATGCGAATGAAACGCCCATTTTTCGCAAACAACCTAACATGTTGTATGTGCCTTATGGTAAAAATAACGATTATAGCGATTACCTATCTTATTTATATAATAACTCAGGCATACACGGAGCGATTATAAAAGGTAAGGCGACTTATATCTTTGGTAAAGGTTTTAAGATTCGAGCCGATTGGAACGGTGACAAGATAGGTTTACAAAAAACTCTAAACTCAATAAACAATAGTCAGACGGCTGATGAATTAGCAAGAAAGAAAATCTTTGAACGAACTTTATACGGTGGGTGCGCTTACTTAATTGAATGGGATGTTTTTGGTAACATGAAAAGTGTCAAGCTTCAACCTTTTAACACGATTAGAACTTGTGTTGATAAGTCAGAGTTCTACATTAGCAAGGAATGGACAAGAGAACAATCGACTAATAGTAAATGGAAGAAGTCAAACGGTAGATTACCTGACGATACGGTTACATTACCAGCGTTTAACCCGTTAAAAAGAGAGGGCAAACAAATCCTTTACCTAATAGACGATAACCCCGCAAGTGATATATACCCATTGCCTGAGTACAATAGTGGTGCAACGCCTATTGAAACCGACATTGAGTGCAACTTCTTTCAACTTAACAATGTTAAAACGGGATTTAGTGCGGGAACAATGGTCACTTTCTTTAATGGAACGGCTATTAATGACGAAGAGCAAATTGAAATTGAACACGCTTTTAAAAGTAAAGCTTCAGGAACGGACAACGCAGGAGAAATACTTTTAAACTTTCAGAATCCAAACACAACCGCTCCGACAATTAGTCCTTTGCGTTCTAATGACTTAGATAAACAGTATGAGCAGTTAAGTAAAGATACTATAAATAAGATTCTTTATTCTCATAGAGTTTCAAACGGTTTACTTTTTGGTATAAAGACTCCAGGCGAATTGGGTGGCGGTCGGTCAGAGTTTGATTTGTCTTGGGAACATTTTTCTAACACCTATGTAAAGCCAAAACAACAAGAGGAAGAAGAGGACATGAACTATATCCTTAGTCTTTACGGTTACATCGGCAACCCAGTAGAATTAACTACACTTGACCCTATTGGAATAGAGTTGACAAGTGAAGTAATAAGCAGAACAATAGATGCGGATTCATTTGCTGACATGGTTTATATGCGTTTAGGAATTGAAAAGCCTAACCTTGTTAAAAAGGATGACATCTTAACTATAATAAATTCAAATCCTATTATTGCACCTAAGATTCTTGAAAGTTTAACAACTAACGAAATTAGGCAATTAATTAGCTTACCTGCAATAATTGGGGGCGATGATTTAAAAACGAGCGCATTCAGTCAAGAAGAAGATTTTATCTTGGCTAAGTTTTTAGAGATTGGCGAACCTGCCGAGAATTACACAATAGTAAAATCTTGTTTTGTTTACTCAGACTCTGAGAATTTCGCTAAAGAAGATGACGATAAATTAATTGAGGCGATAAAGAAAAATAAGAAGATTAAAATATCTGACTTGGCTAAGAAATTAGGACTTTCAGAAAGTGAAATTTACAAAAGTTTAGAACGCTTAAATAAGTCAAATACTTTATTAGTAGACTACACGGAAACCAACGGAGAGATAAGCATCACTCCTAAAGAGATTCAAGAGCCACCGACTCAAGAGGTGGGATTGGAAACTAAATGGAGATACACAACTAATTTAAGCCCCAAACTTTTAGATACAAGCAGAGATTTTTGTATTAAACTTATAGGGGCTAATCAATTATATTCACGAGCGCAAATAGATGCAATGCAAAATGAAGCAAGTACAAGAGGTTATAATGATGATGTATTTAAATACAAGGGAGGGTGGCAGACTATTAAAGGGACAGTCACTCATATTCCATCATGCAGACATTTTTGGGAATCAGTATTGGTTAAAAAGAATAAATAGAAATGAGTTTAAAACCACTTTTCGTATCCACCGCAACCATTAAAAAATATGGTGTAATTGAGAATAATGTCGATGACAAGTTGATTGCTCAAACAATAATTATGGTGCAAGATTTACAACTTCAACAAATTTTAGGCTCAGACCTTTACAATGAAATTGCAAACCAAATAAACGCATCTACTCTAACGGGCTTGAATCAAACTTTGTTAGACGAATACATTAGAGATTTTATTATCAACGCAACCATTGCTGATGGGGCAATAATATTTAACTACCGATTCTCTAATAAAGGCGTAGTAACACAAAATAGCGACAACCAACAACCAGTATCTCAAAGAGAGCTTGAATTGATTGAACAAAAATGGGGGCGTATGGCTGAGTTTTACGGCAAAAGACTTTCAGGTTATTTAGCTGAGAACTCAAACATTTACCCTCTATGGATGTCGGGCAACAATAAACTACAAGACATTCAAAGTAGAGAATTAGGATATAGCACAGGTTTCTTTTTAGGCAGGTCACGAAGAACAACAACAAACAATGAGCGAAAATACTACCCATACTGCAAAGACTGCTAATAAGAAAATCACTAAGAAGAACTTGCAAAAGTTAATGATTTACATAGAAAAGAAAAAATGATAACTAAGAATACTTTATATCAATACTTCAAAGACTTTGCAGATAATCATTTGCAAATTAAAGACTATGGGTATGGCGACCTTTGGGAAATTAGTGCGTCTACGGCTACGCAATACCCTTTATTTTGGGTTAGTCCGCAACCCTCTAACATCTCAGGGAACGATATAATATATAATTTTAACATCTTAATAGGCGATAGGGTTGAAGACGGAGAACTAAACAAAGTCGAAATTGAATCGGATACTTTTCAAATTGGTTTAGACTTATTTGCAACTCTTAATCTTCATACCGAATTAGACCTGGATAAGACATCAACATTTACCCCATTCGTACACGATTTTAAAGATAAGATAGCAGGACATTTAATTACATTGAGCGTATCAGCTCCTTTCAATTATGATGAATGCGCAATACCCCAAATATAAAAAAAATAAAAAAATAATATTATGACAAGTTTAGAAAGAATTTCAGGCGCAGTAGGAAGTCAATTAGTAACTGGCACTTCCACAGTAACAAGAGTATTCAGTGCTTTAAGCATCAACGCTGATGCGGTAATAGCCGAGATATACTATGACAACGATTTAGCCACAAACCAAGTTACGGCATTGGGGATTAACGCCCAAACATTGAGCGCAGGTTCTATTATGTTCTGCAAAAACGATGTGCAATTTGGTAAAATTAAA